TCGCTTAGGTTTGGATAGAATGTGTACGCAGTTGCAGAGAACGGCGTATTAGCTGTCTGGTCAAATCCCTGTCGCAACGCACGGGTGTACGTTGGATAAGGATCATAGATAGGCAGCAATCTGTTCTCTACAGGCCACGCAATCACATACCTAGCCAAACGAGCGTCTGCTAGGGTGTGTGGAAGTCTTGCTCTATCCACTCCCCTAGTAAGCAAAACCATACGCCCTTCGTAGATATCTGATTCTGAGACCTTACCCAGAATATCATAAAATTTATGAATTTCCATTATTTATCCTCTACTTTTGGTTGTTCGTTCATCTTTTCTAGCAGCTCTCGGACTTTCTTATGAGACTCCGTTGCTGTAGTACCGGCAGGAAGTCCAGGGATTACCGATGCTGATGCCTCAGCAGCGGGTTCGCCTGTCACTTTCTTGCTACCCAGCATAGATTGGATAACAAACTCGAAAGCGTCATCGTCAAAGCCAAGCCACTTATCTGCATTTGCCATAAAGTCTTCTTTCGTCACTTCAAGACCAGCCTCGCTGAACAAAGCCATTCTAGATTCGATAAGAGCATCTTTTACTTTGCCATCTTCGGTCTCTTTCTTATAAGCACGAAGGTCTTCCAGCTCTTTGCTATTTTCTACCAAATCCTTCAGAGCTTCATTGGCATCAGCTAGGGCTTCGTCTTTCGTTTTTGACTCTTCACGAAGCTTTGTGGCATCAGCAAGAGCGGTTTTCAACTCTTCCTGAAGTTTTTCAATATCCATTCTCGTTTCACCTTGTCCTTTTAACAGGTTTTCGGCTGTTGCCACAATACTTGCTTTGGCAACCGCGGATAGTGCTTCTTCGTGGGGTGCTTCTTCTTTAGCACATTTCAATCTATTTGAATCTATATTACCTTCAGAGTCTTTGTATGGAAATAATCTCTTCCCACCCTTTACATACAAAAAAGCATCGTCTGGTAAATCTCTAAGATAAGGCCCAGACCACTTAGCTGCAACAGCTAGAATTGGGGTTCTTTCCTCATACGCAGGGTTTTGTACCATCGTTACACCCTTAGTAATGCAGCCTTTGAGCCACTCTATCCCGTCATCGTCCTCTTCAAAATCTGAATACAGAATCTCCCAAGAGGTATATAGAGGGATATTATCTGCGTGGGCTTGTTTAAGCCACTCAGCTTCTTCTGGGTACTCAGTATCCCAAATTGATGCGATACCTACTACCCTATCGGCTTCTTTTTCTAAAGAAGCTATCGAACCAATCGGTGTAGCTCCCTCATGGTTTCCTAGGTACCCTAGAGCTTTCTTGAATGGCTTGTGCAAACCAGTTTTTACAATGTTGTCAAACTCCTCCTCTCTAATTCCCTGATTGTTTCCGTTTGGTTTGCTATCTGTAAACACAAACTTGAGCCACGTAGCCATAGAATCAGAGATAGTAGCAGCGACAGCTTCATCCCCACCCTTGTACGGTGTGGCTAGAAGCTCGATTGTAGTTTTATTCATGTCAACATTCCTAATAGTTTCTCAACCCTCTCTATTAAATCTGCATAGTCGGATGCATGTGTTGGTGGCTTGCCATGTTCCTTAGCATAAATGGCTGCTGCCACCCTCTTAGCATAAGAGGAACAGGATTCTCCCTTCTCTTTATCTGGGTGGTCTCCTGCATCACACTTAGACCTTATTGCGTCTCGTGTTTGGACATATTCAGCAGGCACCTTATTTCTCCTTAGTCTTAGCAGCAGGCTTCTTAGCAGCAGGCTTAGCTACAGGCTGTGGTTGAGGTGAGAAAGGCTTAGAAGGGAACTCAGGGATGTCATACTCTTCCATAAGCTCACGTTCTCTAGACTTCATTATAACCTCTTTATCAAAGTCATAGCCCGCTGACTGTGCTAGACTTGTCAAGCTCAGTGCGTTGTTTTCGTACAGAACTGCGGCCACGTCTGCAATCTTCTCCATATCGTACAGACGAATCTCTTCGAAGTGCACCGTAACCAAGTTCTTTAGATTATTCTTCTCTTTTATCTCTTTCAATAGCGCATCAACCCAAGTAAGAATATCCTCTCGCATCCTCTTTAATGATTCCGCTGGAGAGAACATTGCGTACTCCGCTGATGATGTAGCCGATTTCATCGTCTCACCACTGACAAGGATTCTAGGAAACCCTAGAGCAAAGAAGATGTCTTGATTAACCGCAGCATACTTATCTTGACTAAGCATCGCCTCCGTGTCGGGGTAAATCCAATCTATCTGTAGGGTATGGTTTCCGAACAACTGGAATACACGCTCGACATTGCCGGTCCTGCCTCTCCACAAAAGCTCGCTTCTTAGTGCAGTTATCTGATCTTCGTCATCCTCAGTCAGAGGATAATCATCACTACCCAACCTAATTAGCTGAATTGCCCCGATAATTCTTGCTGCTATCGAGTAATCCATCTTTCTAAGATTTCTCTTATACTCCAAAGACTCAATGGCTGGGAGCAAATAAGAAGTTGGGTAAGGATCGTAAGTCTTTGGTTTTCTCCTGATTATAAAAGCATCTTTTAGAAGTATCTGAAGTTCGCCCGCCTTCACACGCTTTACAAGATCAGGGAATTGTTCTTTTAGAAGTTCATATGCCTCTGGGTCATCCTTTCCACCGTCCTGTATAAACCGCCTCAGCTCGTCTGGAACGCTGAAGTAAGCCTCTACATCACCCTGAAAAATTCTTGACTTCAATACAATGTTCTCAGGGTTTAGTATCCAACACCTTGCTGGAAGCATCGCTGGTTTTCTAGCATTGCTGCCAATCTCAATCGCTGGAACTTCATCCCAAATAACTTGAGGAATCACTAATCCAGAAAGCAGGTATTCTAACGCTGACTCTTGCAGATATTTAGAAAACAGCTCTTCTGATTTCTTATATATTGCAACCTCTCTGTCATCGCAGTCGTTCCTATCAAAAATAAGTCTGCCAACCGCTATGTCAATGCTCTTCTCTATAACAGTATTCGCAATAGGATCAATCTCAAAGAAAGTCCTGATAAGTTTTAATTTATCATGAAAGCTAAGGTGCTGTAAATTACCTAACTTATCGGGCTCAGTCCCGCTGAGGGTCGTACCCATGATGGACTCATTGTAAACGGGCGTCGCACCTATTGGCGATTGTACCCAAGCGGCGAATGCGCTTCCGAGGTTCTTGGCCTTTCCTGTCTTATCTTTTACTTCTTTCTTTTCTACTGTTACTGTCGTCATGGTTTCAACCATCTACTTCTAATTAGTTTCACCTGTTCATTCCTTCTTATGGTTTGTCCTAGTTTTTCAAAGACTACCATAGCGAATGTAAGCAATGCTGAGAAGTTATGGTCTGCGCCTCGATCACTCCCGCCTGGAGTCATGGACTTATATACAACATTCCCCGCTGGCGTCTTGTGGTAGGTTATTCGTTCCAGCTCGACAATGAGGTCCATGTCTCTACTAGAGAATGCAAATTCAAACGAGTTAACCATCTGCTGAAACTGAGCAGCCGAGAATGGTTTTACTCTTTCCTTTAACTCCTCACCTTCGTCATCAAAGCCTACTACCACCGTGCCGCCAAATTCTACAGGCAACAACCTCTCTGGAAACTCTCTAGTGCTATACTCTTCCTTATTAACAAGGTTGTGGTGTAGTGATTTACCCTGACCACCGGCTCCGGCATCAAAACCAATGTAGTTAAAGCCGTACTTTTCATCTAAATCGCTTATAAACTTTTCCTGCAAATCATACGTGATTTGATGAAGCTCCAGCCTGAACAGCTGGTACCAAACCGACTCCCGCCTGTAAAGAACGACAATCGCTGTCGGCTCTGTGTAGCCTAAGTCAATTCCGGCGACTGCCATGTCTGCATATCTAGGGGGAGTTGGCATGTTCATTATGATCCGTGTCAACTTAGACGGATCAGTCTTCACTTGTGCTCCGTAGACTTTCACAACAGGGCTAAAGTAGTCCTCTATCCGCATATTGGCTCTATCGAATAGGGCATACGTAGGAGTGCCATGCTCTCCTAAAACTTGTCTTAGAAAATCCTGGCTGTCCTTACCCCCAAATTTCTCAAGGGCTCTCTGCTCAGTCTCGCCTGTAAATCTAGGATTCTTATACGCTGATACACGGTGCTTGCTGTATGATTTCCCTACGTCACATTGATACAGGACGCTTTTCTCTCTACGTCCATCAGGCACCCCTGATACAACTAACTGGTGTCCCTCTTGCCAGTCATTCATTACCTGCGTCAGCTCTAACCATGTACCCCAAGGGTAGTATGCGGACTCATCCAAAAGTATAACAGGTACGTGAAGGCCGACGACATTAACCCCGGTCCCTGACGTACCCGCTATTCTGCACATTAGCATAAAGTTATTCAAAAACTTTATGATAAACGCTTGAGAGTTTACACTGTTTCTCCCAATCCAATATTTCAAGAACTTGCTGTATCGAAACTTCCTTTGAAGTCCAAGGAATACTGGATCAAGGTGTGACCTGTTTGGTACAGTGAATAAGATTGTGTCAAAGTAGTTGTTAAGCGCATACCACACAATCTTAGTAATTAAACTAACTGTCTTTCCTACCGCACGTCCGGCTATAATGCTTACCTGTGTTGAGAAATCAAGTAGCATTTCCTTCTGGTAGAGGGTATATTCGTATGAGAACTCCTCTTCCTCAGAGTCTAGTTCTTCTAGGAACTCACCACACCATACCGGATTGCGGATAACCTCATACAGAGCCAAATCCTCTTCGGTGAGTTTTTCTACGATCATGTATGCTTATCCTTCCACAACCTCAAATACCTTAATGGATACCGTGAAGTATAACTTACGGCCACACCCACAAGCCAAGACGGATGGCAATACTACATCATCTTTGTAATAGTAAGGTCTGCCCATGCCAATAACATAGTGCCAGGGGTCATGCTCCGCACCACATACACACTGTAGAATAGGCAGTGTTTCGTCATCATTTAGTCCATACTCCACGAGTGCTGTGACATCCCTATCAGGCATAATTCCTACCTTTCCAATAATCTCTTAGCTTTTTCCTTCAAAGACCCGCAAGGCATCTTCTCTGGGTCTAATTTACCCCTTGCAGCTAGTTGTAGCATTCTCTTGCTGTCATATGCTTTATACCAACCACCACAACCACGCATACACTCAGGACGGCCCTCTCCTACAGGGCATCCTAGTATCCTTCTGAACATAAGCACCTCGTTTCATAACTACTTAAAGGGGTTATCCTTCTCAATAGCGAGTAATTCACTGCTGGACCAAGCGTGGGAGTTACCACACTTTCCACATTTAAGACTGAGTTGG